TAACCCCCCTTATGCCACCCCAATAGCAACCAATAACCAAGAACCAATAACCAATAACCATATATATATGGATTTTGAAAAAGTTCTGAAAGCCAAAAACAAACCCTTAACTCAAACCTTGCTTAACTCCATTCAAAAAGAAGCGGACAAAGCAAAGATTAGTTTAGAAGATGCCATTAAGGAATGTTGCGTCAGGGGTTGGACAACCTTTAAAGCCGAATGGATAGCCAATAAAACCGATATTGTTCATCAAACCGTTCCATCATCTAAAGAACGCGATCCCGTGCTTGTTAAGCTGGAAGAAGATGCTAAAAAAGCCGTTGCAATGCCTGAAGATATTAAAGCAAAGTTTCAAATGCTAAAAGGCGGGAAATGAAGATTGAACTTATTGTCGAACATTATGCCAAATTAGCCATTAAACCTGCATGGCTTGACTATGTTCGTCAACAAGTTAAGCTAATGGAACAAGAACCTGCTTTTCATGGAATAGGCAAGTTAATTGCCCAAAGAATTAAGGAACTCAATGCTGATCGTCATGTTTAAAGTCGATGGACTACCCAAAGGTAAGGCAAGGCCGCGGTTTGCCAGACGAGGAAACTTTGTTTCTACCTACACACCCAAGTCAACGCTTGAATATGAAGATTTCATTGTTGACAAAGCTAAACGTGCGATGGGTGCATCAGAACCTTTTAAAACCGATTTAGAAGCGTTTATTTACATTTCTATGCCTGTGCCTAAGTCGTACTCAAAAAAACGCAGGGAGGCCTGTTTAATAGGCGCAGAAAGGCCTTCTAAAAAGCCTGACATTGACAATATCATTAAAGCCTATTTAGATGCCATGAATGGGGTTGTTTACGATGATGACACACAGATTGTGGATTTACACGCAACCAAGGTTTATGGTGAACCTTATGTAGAAATAATGATTAGGGAGGCAAAATGACTAAAGATGAAATCATAGAGATGGCTAAAGAAGCTGGAGGTTATAGCCCTAAAAAATATCCAGAAGAATGGCGTTTAGATGATGATGATTTATTACGCTTTGCCAAACTGGTAGCAGAAAAAGAACGTGAGGCTTGTGCAAAGATTGCAGAAAACAGAATTTTGCATGATGAAAATAAAGATATAAAAAAAGGATATTTGTTTGCTCAACAAAGCATTGCACAAGATATCAGAACAAGGGGACAAGAATGACCCTGTTAACTTTTGTGATTACCCTCATTTCTTTGATTTGTGCTTGCATGAGTGCTGGCTTGGTAATGATTTGTATTTGGTTAGCTTACTTAATGGTGAACCATGACTCCTGAACAAAACGCTGAATTTATCTACAATAATGCCTCTCTTTATGCCCAAGCCAAAGCTGCAAGGGTTAAGGTTGAGTTGGAATTAAAGGCCACCAAAGCATTCTTGATGACAGAAGCCCTCCAAAACGGCTTCAAACAGGCCGTAGCGCAAGAACGTGAAGCACTTAGTAGTGAGGCCTATGGAAAGCTGATTTATGCGTTAGCAAAAGCCGTAGAAGTCGAAGAAACGCTTAAACTACAACTCCAATCTGCGGACCTATCAATCCAAATTTGGCGCACAAGAGAAGCCTCAGAACGTCTAGCCATCAGGAGTCATGAATGAAATGTCCAATTTGCGAAGCCAAAACAAGAACAATTGAATCAAGAGTTAATGACAACAATACAAGAAGAAGGCGCTATGAATGCCAAAACCGACACAGATTCACCACCCTTGAGGGCATTTCCGAAGAATCAATATGTGCGGAACAAGAATCTACTCCGCTTAGTATCTACCCTAAACTGTCAGCGGTGTGGTTTCCATCTAGCCCAAGCAGCGCACAGTAATTGGCATGGCGGAAAGGGCAGAGGCATTAAAGCAAGCGATAACTACATCGCTGCTTTATGCCAAATGTGCCATTACAAAATAGATCAAGGTATCTTCTTTACTAAAGAAGAACGAAGACAAGAATGGGAAGAAGCGCACATTAAAACGCTTTACCATCTTTGCGTAACAGATCAATGGCCTCCAAACATACCATTGACTGAAATCTATTTAGCCTTTACGAAGGGCTGGAATACCTGCTGAAGGTTGACGCATACCGCCATCGTGTGAGTGCATTGGATGGGCACGAGAAATATCTGTTTTCTCATGCTTTTTGAGTTCCTTTTCCAATTTCATCACGTGTTCACGCTCTTTTTCCCAATCTTTTTTGATGACAAAATGCTTGTCCATCTCTTGCTTGGTTTCACCCTTGGTGTATTTGAAATTTGTAGCCAATTTATGCTCCTAGTACGCTTAACGCACGTTTAGTTAATGAAATTCTCTCATCTAACCCAATTGTTCCACCATTGATCCGCTTGGTCAATCCTACCCAATTCTCGGATTCTGCTAAGTCATTGCACCCATGTGTTTGCCAAAACCAACCTGCTGAAAGTGCAGCGTACATCGGTGTGGCTACTAACTCAGGATGGGCAACCATGTCTTGCTTGATAGCTTGACCAAAATGCCAATAATTGTCGTGACCAGTTAACTGTATACATCCACGACCATGAAACTTCCATCCATCTCCACTTTCTTCCCCTCTGTTTCCCATTCTGCCACCGTAAATGCGGTTTGCGATTTTTTGGGGATTGTGGGCATAAAGGGCAATTTCTTCAGGCTTGAATTTGTGACCAAACAATCTTTGAAGGGTTTCGGGTCGATAGTTGAGGTTTTCTTCCAATGTTTTGAAGTGGTTGCACTCGTGTGAACATTGTCCAATAAACGCAGCTTGGCGGTTAACATCATTGATCCCAAACGTTGTAAAGGTTGTGGTCAAAGGTTCGGACCATTCTGACCCAATACCCAAAGCATGAAGTTTTTCAGCGCTGATCATTTAACCCCCTCATTGACCATTTGTCTTACGGTTTCGTATTGGGCAATACAGGAGTTGTAGCTGACGATGGCTGCGTCTCCTTCTGTTGCGATGGAGACAATATCTTTAAGAGCCTGTTTGTCAGATTCGGCTCGATTGGGTCCATCCCCAACGGTGGAACTTGAATCGGCTTGTAAACCACAGGTGGAGGGGAGGCGCAACTCACCATTGTCAATGCGAGAATCAATACTAGCCTGTTTGGTTTTAATGTCATCTTTTGCTTTCTTTAGTTGACCATTTGCCTTGGCTAGTTTGCCACTTAACTCGACTTCTTTTGCACGAGCTTCTGCATTAAGTCGTTCAATTTCTGCTTTATCTTCAGCAACCCTTCTTTCATAGCCGTGATGATCTGCGACATAGTAACCTCCTGATATAACCAACAATAAACCCACGACCTTAAGGATCATGGCATGAGCTTTAAGCATAGGGATAAACCCTATGAAGTTGCTTAAAACATACGCTATTGCGCCTCCAATCAATGCAATAACGGCAATCCAATAAAACAAGTCATCAATAAACCATGACAACCAACTCATAACCCTGCCCTTGCTTGCGCCATTCTCTCTCTCTCATGGTCCGCTTCTAACGTTGGCGGTGTCGTAGGTGGTGGAGGAGCCGTCCAATTAGGGCTAGAAACAATAATAGGAGAAGGTGGTGGTGGTGGCGGTGCGACATAAGCATCCTTGTTTGCTTTAGCTGCATTCATCATGTTGGTAGCTTCATTTGTCAAACCCTTGGTCAGAATGCCCCCAATACCGCCCACAATCAACAAAACAATGTCGTTGAGCATCTTGGTATACGCTTGATCAATAGGGGCCATAGCCTTGATTGGTTGGCTTACAAACGTCACCGAATAAAGCAAAGCCATCACGATAAAAGCAAGAATCAAGGTCACCACAATGATCACAAAGGATCGGACCCTGATTTCTATCTCATCGGCAGACAGTCGTTCCTTGGGGCTGTTGAGGAGGAGCAGTAGTAATTCCTTCAATTTTCTTCTCCAATACTGGGGCAACTAAATATTCGGGGCAATCTTGGTTAAATTCGCATCTTGGTTTTTGGCAACGCTCTTTGCTAAAGTTATCGGGGTCTTGGCAATAGTACCTATATGTGTCATTACAACTTGTACACAAAAACGGAAAAAGTATACATATCAGTATAGACGTGTATAGAAAACTTGATTTTTTAATCATTTGCCTTCAATCCTCGTTAGAGCTTTATCAACTCTGATTTCCATCTTTCTGATATCGGTATACATCCAAGCCAACAACGGCAAAAACAAAAGAATAATGACCAAAAGAACAATGATTAACAAAATGGCTAGTGAGTCAGACTTATGATCAGAATCCACACGTACAGAAGCATCAGAACTGTAATTACTGAAACCGCCACTCGATTTTGGATTAGGCTTGCCTTTTGCTGACGTTGCCATCTTGCTCTTCTTTCCTTCAGTAGTTCTTCCCTTCTAGCCAATGCTTGTTTTGTTGCAATATCCCCAATCGTTGCGTTGATCCTTGTGTACAAATCCTTTAGTTCATTAGGAACAGAGTAAACCATAAAATTGCTAAGATCAGATGAAATCTTCTCCATTTGCAATTCTGCAATCGTGATTTGAATAGCCAAAGCCTGACCTTCCTCGTCATCAACGTGCAACGATAACTCTTGTTTTTCCTTAACATAATTCTTTAGGCCATTGTAGGCTTGAAAGAACTTTGTTAAAGAATCTGCTACTTGTTTGTAGATCAGATTCTCATCAAACTCAGGCGGTGGTTGCTTCTTTTTCTTTTTAACAACTGGTGCTTGGACTTCTTCTTTTGGTTTTTCTTTTTCACCAAATAAAGCGCCTAAGAACCCAAGTAACCCTTTGGCTTTCTTTTGTACTGTCTTAACGTCTTTGACAACTCCATCAACTTCATGGGCAATGTCAGTAACGATTTGCCGACCTTCTTTATAGAGTTCACAGGATTCCTTTATTATCTTGACGGCACTTGAAGCTAAAGCAACAAACGCAAGAGGCATTTACATACCAAACAACTTGTGGAAAAAGGTTGCTGCAACGCCAGGCCCCATCAGCACACAAACAATAACCGTATAAAGCAAGTATTCAATCTTGCTCATGCGCTTTTCGCCTTTGTACAAAGCATTCTGAATGCCTTCATAACGTTCGGCACACACTTGCTCATGAACCGATAAACGATGTTCTGTCATTGTGATCATCTTCTCATCCATTTTAGGTTTTCATTATGAAAGCCAATGCGTAGTACAAAGGCAAGTTAGTGCCAACGTTAGATGTTACTGAGCTTGTAAATCCACCAGTATTTCCAACTGCGTAGGTATTACCTGCACCGACAACAAAAGAATCCAACAAGTTAGGAGTTCCGTTGCTACCGTTACAAATAACATATCCTGAAGGAATAGCTGCAATTGAGCCACTCCACATAATGATTGAGCCTGATGGAACAGGATTAGCCACAGGTGCGCTATTTACAATACCATAAAGGTTGTCATAGGTAGCAATTTGATTGTTGCTTGAGTCTGTCAACACAAACTTGTAGTTAGAACCACTTGTCAACCAAATCTCTTGTGGAGGTCTTCCATCAGCGCCTAACACGATAGGATTGGTGTTAGCAATCGTACCTGCGTTGGTTGTATAAGTTGCTAAAGCGGTTGATGTACCTGCTTGATAGGTGTAAATATATCCACCTGATAATGGCACAGATGGGCCAACAGATGAAAAGAATTGAAAACCGTTACCAATAGGAGAAAGTAAGACGCTCATGTTATTCCTTTATTTCCACACCTGCACCAGGCTTTAATGACTTTTCAGTTTCTTGTCCTGCTTTAAATTTTCTAGCTTCATTTCTAATGATAGAGCCAACAGGAATTCCATATTTACCGCCACCCATAGCGTTTGCCAATGTTTCAGCAGCTCCAGCAGCACGACCAGCCAAAGCACCAACCAAAGTATTGGAATTGTTGACAAACGATCCCTTGGGTTGTTGTTGAATATAACCAGCCACATTACCCAAAGTCTTCAACGGTACTGCATCGCCTTGCATTACAGTATTGAGATTATTCATCTTGTCTAATGCAATCAAGGCTTTGTTGTAACCCGCTTGGGTAAAGTTACCTGTCAAGTCAGGCACACCAGCTCGATCAGCCAAGTGGTAAATGATGGATGCTTTCATACTTTGATGAGCAGGTGAGTTTTCACCCAAATGACCAATCATTTTTTCAATGTTTTTGTTGATTCCATTTACAACAAACTTTTGTGTAAACTTGTCAGCAGGAACAGAATCCTCTACCGCAGCTTTCATCGCAGGATCAACTTCAAGCATCTTAAATCTATTCTTGGCAGCATTTCTAGCATCGTCAGCCAAAGGTTTAAGGTTTGCAGCTTCTTTGCTCAAGGGTAAATTCTCTAACTCTTGAATCATAAAACTAGCTGCTTTTCTAGTCTGACCATCTTGACTTGTTCTAGCAACATCACCAAGGTTTCTGCGTAAAGACAAATAGTCTTCAAACGTCATATTGTTATCGTTAGCAAGCCTTTGCAATTCTTTGTATTGGCCCGCAGGAACTTCATTAGATAACAATTCTTTTTTTAATTTGCTATCAACGTTATTCAATAGTTGTTTGGCATCAATAGGAAATTGACCGCCAGCAGCATCTCTTAACGCTTGATATTTACCACCAATTTCTTTTTCCAACTTATCGTTGATTTCTTTGTAAGAATCAATAATGTTTTGGCCTAATTCAATTGGTCTAGACGCACCAACGTCAGGAGCAACATGACCTCTAAGTTCTCTTAGGTTGTCAATCAGTTGTCCGTTTTGTTGATTTAAACGAGTTACAAGCGCTTCATTGCCAGGCACACCACGTCTGTTCATCTCTTGCGAAATAATCACAGGATCGCCTGTTGCTTGGCCTTCTGTAAGCCTAATAGGAATAGGTAAAGTATCTGCTTCAACGTGACGTTGCAATACAGGAACATTAACCTTGTTAACAGGTATCTTACCTATTTCTTGTTGTAATTCAGGGCTAACTTGTGAAATAGCAGCTTGAATCATTCGCTCGTCAGGTACGGCAGCAGCACCAGCACTCTGCAAGCCTTTTTCAATTCTGACAGTTGGCAACTTAGATTTAAATTGTTCTGTTAAATCAGACAAAGGTGCAGTAACGGCTTTAGCGCCTTGTTTGGCAGCCTCACCCATATAAGACAATTCTCTACCAACCGCTTTACCTGCTTCAGGCGCAATAGCTGTTGTAATTGTCCCCATCATATTTTGAACGTCACCAAGAGGCAAACCAGTATTTCTAGCAATCCATGAAGCACCTTTGCCCATGTTTTGACTAATGAAATTCATGGCTTGGTTGGTTGCCTCATTTTGGTAACCAGGTGTTTGCGTGACACCAAACGCTTTACCAAATGGTTGGCTTGTGCTTTCTGTTACTGCTTTTTCAAGCGCAGCAGCTTCTTGAGGTGTTTTTTGCAATGCTCTAGCACCTGCATAAGTAACACCACCAGCCACCGCAGGAATAACACCGCCCAAAGTAACATCGCCAAGGGCAGCAACACCTTGTCCAGTCTCTTTAGCACCTTGCCACAATTTACTAAAAAAACTAGAAGTTTCAGGTTTCTTTTCCTTTAAAGCACTTGCAACGGCTTTATGTAACGTTACGGCATCAAAATCACCAAAGTCAGAAGCAGGTTGACTTTGTTCTTCAGTTGGTTGTAACTGAGGATTTCTTCCCGACATAGGGCTTTTTTGAGGTGAAGCCCCAAGCGCTTGTCGAACCGCAACGTCTATGTTACCGATAGGCATTATTTACCCCCAATTAAGGATTTGATACCCTGTGCGCTTTGTAGCAATTGAGTATAACCTTTTGATCCTAGGCCACCAACAGATTCAACAATTTGACGTAATTCGTCATTATCTTTATTTTTATAGGCATCAATAAATTGCAAAGTTGGCACTAGATTAGGTGTGTTACCCCATTGTTTTTGGAATTCTCTAGCAGCAAATGGATTACCATTATTTGCTTTTACAGCAGCGTCTACACCTTGATTAAATAATAAAGTACCTGTTGACAACGCACGATTCATTCTTGCCGTTGCCTTAATAGCATCAGGAGTCCAATTTGTTGTACCTGCCATTTGAGCAGCCAAACCCCTAGCAGCATCAGTACCAAGGCCTGATGCACCTGCTAAGTTAGCAGTTTCCAAAGCCATTTGATGACCCAAAATTTGCATATTTGTGGTTGAATCTGATGTCCAAGGTAACGCAGCATAACCACCACCAAGTTTACTCAACACATCTGCGCCAACACCTGTAAAGGCTTTGTCAGCCAAATCAACAATTTTGTTGCTATTGAAAATAGAATTTTGAGCAGGAATTGATGTGTTACTTGCATTAGTAACAAGTTCTTTAGCTTGGTCAAATGAAGTTTTAGTTTCACCAGGTGGCAAATTTGTAAACCCACTCATCGGGTTTTGTTGACCTGCTGGCCTAGAACCAATGATTTGTCCGTTGGGGTCTTTAGTCACAATGACTTTAGCATTTGTGATTGGATCGGTATCAATAGATTCAACAGAACCTGGTGCAAGTTGTTGTTTAACCGCAGGAGTACGGCCTGGACCACCACCTTGGTATGGGCTAGTGTAAACAGGTACTTGGTATTGACCTGTGCTAACAAATTGTGGGTTAGCGTTAAGTTCTTGACCTTGTGTAGCAAGTGTCTGACCTTGTTGAATACCATTTCTAATGGTTTGAATCACTCTTTGTGCGCCAACTTCCCCATGATCTTCAATATGCTTGATTAGTTTATCGTGCATATTTGAATCGTGTTCAGGCAAACCAACTACGTTTTTAAGGTAATCTTTTGTTTCTTCTAGTTTTGCTTTAATGCCGTCAACATTAGGGCTCCGAGGATCAAAATCAGGATCAGTTAACAATCCACCATACGCTTTTCTAGCTTGGTCTGTGTAATAGCCTTTTAATTCTGATCTTTGCTTTTCTGTTGTCATCCCCTTTTGAGACAACTCTTCTTTGGCTTTAGCTAATTCAACAGGATTTAATTGTTGTGCTTGGTTTAACGCTTGTTGCTTGGTTTGTTGTTCGAGCCTAGCAGTTTCAAGTTGGACAGGATTTAGTTGTTGAGCTTGTTGGTAAGCCTGTGCGCCACGAGCAAGGTTGAGCATATCGCCCAAACTCATTTGTTGCTGTTGTGGATATTGAACGTTGAATGAAAAATCAGGCATGATTTATTCCTTATAAGCCTAAAAAGCTGCCAATACTGCTGACGCTATTGACCAAACCACCAAGGCCACCACCACCGCCTCCACCACCACCGCTTGATCCTTTGCTTCCCAAGATAGAAGCAAGCAAAGCGGTGTTACCAATAGACTGTAAAGCACCTGCATTGGCATTAGCACCTGCAACTGCGTTTTGCGCTTGAGCTTGTCCAAGTCCTGTGGCTAGTGAAGCCAAGTTTGTGCCGTATTGTGTACCTGCACCTGTCAAAGCGTTTGATGCTGAAGTCAAATTGCTACCGACATTGTTAGCCATTCCTGCAATGTTGCTTCCATAGTTGTTGGCAGCACCCTGTACTTGACCTGCATTAGCAACCAAAGCGTTGTTCAAAGCATTGGTTAAACTTGTAGTGTTTCCACTATATGTGTTACCTGCATTCAACAGGTTACCAGTATTGGTGGTTAAATTACCGCCCAAGTTAGATGACAAGCTACCAAGATTGCTTCCATAAGCGTTGCCAAGGCTTGCCAACTGACCACCGCTAGTCGTTCCGATACCTGCCATACCTGCCAAGTTACCGTAGATGTTTTGACGTTGTGCTTGGTAATTGTTAAATGCTTGTTGATAAGCGCCTTGTGCAAAGTTTTGAGTGTAATTATTTAAACCTTGCAAAGCATTTCCACCAAAACCCCCACCCATTGCGTTTGCAGCACGTTGGTTAGCCATTTGGCCTTGTTGCAATTGGAAGGCATAGTTAGGCGCTAATTGAGCATTAAGGTCACTAGCGTTAAACTGATTGGTCAAATATGGTACGTTTTGCACCAAAGCATTAGCACCAACCTGACCAGTTGTTTGATAAGGTGATTGAAAACCTAATTGTTGATTGTAAACACTACCTAATTGGCCTTGAGTTTGGTTATACAAATTAGCCAAATTGTTTTGATTGGCATTTGCTTGGCCTTGTTGTGCGTTATAAATGTTACCAATGGTGTTTTGACCAGCATTTGTGTTGCCAGTATAAGTATTAGCCATTTGGTTGCCATAACCAACTTGTTGACCCAAAACATTGCTTAACGCATTTTCACCATATAACGCTGAATTTATTACATCACTACGATTAGCTTGGTTTTGTCCAATTTGACCTTGAATGGTGTTGCCCAAGCCTGTAAGAGCTTGCTGACCATATTGGTTAATTGTGTTTGAGGCATTTTGAATACCTTGTTGATTGGCATAAGTACCTAAAAGCGTACCAAGTGCAGATAAGCCTAATCCTGTTCCTAGACCTCCACCAAGCAAACCGCCAAGGCCACTAGAAGCGTTTGATAAATCACCTAGTGAACCAGCAGAGCCTGAATAACCTGCTCCGCCTTGGCCTGTATCGCCAACTTGTGTGTTTCCGCTTTCGTCAACATAGCCGTACATAATTAACCCCTTTGGATCAAGACTTCATCAATTTTTTGAAGATCGGTTTCCTCAGTTGCATGAATGCAAAACCATGTTGTGTCTTCAATCGTTGTGATTTTGTGATAAGTTTCTGCTTTTATATCAATGCAAGCAGGTGCTGAATACTCTTTTTTCCAATCATCAGTTTCAACCAAAACCTTGCCTTTGGCTAAAACCGATAAATGGGAATACTTGTGTGCGTGTTGACCAATTACATAACCTTTGGGCAAAGAAATCTCCTTTGCGTATAAACCATCCGAAAAATGGTGTTCTACGTCAGGTTGGCACTTAAAAGTACCCTCTTTTTCTTTGAATTCGTTGGCTAATGTCATATCAAGGATTGTAATATGGAACTTTAAATGGCTTACCATTTACAGTAATGTTTATGAATCCAACTGGGTTAGCTGGTACGCTTGGACCACCTGATTGAGTGTTCGCACTACTAGAACTTGTGAAGTTGACCAAGTTTAAAAAAAACTGTTGCCAAGCCCTTGTAGGACGATTGGTAGACTTATCCAAAAACTCTGATTGTGGATAAGAGTTAACTTGAGGTGAAGAATATAAACCGCCACTCATTAGTTAGTCCCCACTTTGGCTTTTAAGTTAGCAGAAATGATCACGGCATTAACAGGATCACTAACCACTACCTCAAACACTCTATCTCTTGACCATCCCAAACGTCTCCAAATGGCACGATTCTTGTATTTACCCAAAGGTCCAATAGAAACCCAATGTTCATTTGACCAAGTTGAGCCACCATCATTTGACCAACGCAACATGGCTTGTGGGTTATTTGTTGTGTCAACTTGATTTTGTTGTGAGTTTGTACCAATAATCAAAGTGTCGTTTGGACCAATTGATAAGAGTTGATCAGGTGCAATTGTGATTTGAGTTGGATTACTAGAATAAGTTGGATTGTTGAACCACAAGCCTGATGTTCCAACACCAGGTTGAAATTGAATCTGCAACTCTTCAAAATACTGACGCTGAAGGTCAGTTACCAAATGAGGCGCACGTCTCATGCGTCTGATTGTGTTGCCATCATCAGTAAAGTTTGTCTTGTCCAACATATAGATTTTGCCGTTGGAATAATCCCCAACCAAAACCATGTTCTGAAACACCGCACAACAATTTCCTCTGTGACGCTCATAAACGGTTGTCCAATACATCCATTTATGCCACATATTAGTGGTTGAGTCATAAGCCCAAGTCAAGCCGTTAGGACCAATACTGGGAAAAGTAATAACGTAAACTTCATGGCCTTCAAGTTGGTAAGTCCAAGCCACGGCATCGTTGATGACTTGATTTACCAATGTATTCTCAACCGCATGGGTAGAAATACGAGCTGGTTGATAACCACTCATTTGCATGATTTCAGCTTGACCACGGTTATTTTTGCTAACATAAGCAAAAGAATTACCGACACGAGCTAGTGAATTGGGTGCAGCAATACCGTGTTGTGTTGATGTGCCAGGTATGCGTTGGAATGGAAAAGGAACTGCGCCTACGTCATTCCAAACTTCAGATGATTGCTCACCCATCAAATAAACTTCACGATGGTCAACAATCAAAGCCACCAACTTATCAGGCGCACCGTCTTTCAAACTGTAAGAAGATTGACCTGAAATTGGAGACAAAAGATCAGATGAACCCCACCATTGTGAATTGGGACGAGAATAAACAAAATAGTTGTCAACAATATCAACCGATGTACCGCCTGAAAAAGCACCATCAGAACTTGGCAAAACAGAAAAATCTAGCCCATACATAGCTTCAGGTGATGCTATGGTTGCAGATGCGCTTATGTTATAAGTACCTAATCCACCACTACCTGTGCCATAAGAAACAATAGTTGTATTAGCAGGTATTGAAGCGCCTTGAATAGTTTGACCTAAATAAACGCTACCTGCGGTAACAGTTGTGACAGTCAAAACAGTACCTGAAATAGTGCCTTGGAATCTTGTTGATATTGCTGCAGTATTTAATGAGGATGCAGAAACTGTTGAAGAAAGATTTAGGTTATAAGTTCCTACACCACCTGTACCTGTACCTAAACTTGTAATAATGGTTTCGCCAGTTACTCCAACACCAAAAAGTTGCTGATTTACCGCAATTGTTCCGCTAGAAACCGCAGTAACGGTTAAAACAGTACCACTTACAGAACCTACAAAAACGGCTTGATTAGGGCTACTGATGCGCCATGTATATCTATAAGCACCGTCAACAAAGTAAGCATTTACTCCGTTGTCAGAAATACCAACACGACCTGATGATGTATTAAGTAAGCCAATGACTTCAGGAACTAGGTTAGCTGATAAAACGTAGACGTAAGGCCCACAAACCGCCACCATCTGCGTTCCACCTGAAAGGGTACGCATACCCCTTACCTCTTGGAAATTGGGCAACAAAGCCTTTGTAGTGAGTCCTGGTGTTGGGTAAAGCGCAACTACCCCTCTATCACCTGCTTGCTTTAAATAATCAATTTCAGGAAAGAAGTTAATACATTCTTGAGCATCTTGGTAAATAGATGGTGCTTCATAACTTGGGCCAACAAATCCAAAATCAGGCATGGCTTTACCTCATGAATCCACCTGTCAATATCCAACCTGCATCCTTGGCCCTGCCAATCATCAATGCGTCAGGATATTGAGCAACTTGCAACGGTGCAATATTTGTGCGCTTCAGCGTAGCCTTGGCCTGTGCTGCGTAGCTTGTAATCATCGCCATTTGGCCTTGATCTGATTTGCCATACATAGGCATCAAACGCTCGGCTAAACACCACCTGAAGGCCATGTTATAGCCCTGTGGCATACTGATTGTGTTATACATTGAGTCATATCTTGTGAACAATGTATTGGCAAAAAGGTGCATCTCGCCTTGAGCAGGATTAGGCCAAACAAATACGTTACCTGAGTCCTGATTGGGGTTGTAATAAACCGCTTTAGGCCAAGGTCCGTTAAGCGTTTTAAGGCCAATCAACTCATATTGCTGAAGGGTCAAAACGTCAACTTGGTAATCCAAACCGCCATTTGTGATGGGTTGACCGTTGGAATAGGTGTTTATCCTAACAAAAGCAGAATTAAGGTTGAGTGGCTTTTGGTAGTAAGCAGTAATTGAAGTAGATGCAACCGTTTGGTTGATGTTAACCTCATAAGTGCCTGTTTCATTGATATTGCCACCTGCGCCTGTCAAAAAGCGGTTGATCTTAGTGCCTGGCAATATTCCTGTGCCCGATAGCGTCTGACCTTGGGCTACTGCGCCTGATGTGATGCCAGTAACCGTTAAAATATTGCCTGTGATTGAGCCTGTAAAAGCAGCGCCAATAAAATTAGCCGTAGATGCGGTTGGTCCAATTGTGTATTGCGTTTGTCCTGCAATTACAGGAAAGACGATTTCTGTGACGTTAAAGACCATGCCATTCTCGTTAGACCATTGGTCCACGAGGTCATTGAACATATCAAAAGCGTCTTGTGCTGCTTCAGGAGTAGGTTGTTCACCTGCCTCTAATGCTCCGATGTCTTTTAAAGCACGACTAATGAAGTCAATTGGGGCTGTCATTTTGGGCCTCTTGCAGTTGTGGTACTACTTGTCTATCAATTTTTTGAAGTAAGTTCACAACAACTTTATAAGGCAGTTCTCGCAATGAGCCAGCAATAAGTTGTAATTCCTCGACAGTAAGTTCTAGTTTTACCTCTTTCATACTGTCACCTTAAATGTTTTTGCTTTCCAAGGAGGATGAATTGCAGAAATCTGAGCTTCATATTGCTCGATTAAACGTGATTCTACGGCATTTATTCCGTTTTTCATAGTGGCTTGACGAACCCATTCAATCACAGATTCTTCAGTCGCACCATCCAAAGGTTTTGGTGTCTCAAAATGCCAATAACCTTCTGTTTCTATGCATTCATGGTCAACTTTATACCGCACATTAGCAACGGTATTGTTAGCGCCATTGAGTTCAAGAATTTGCCATTTCATGAGACTTTTCCTTGATTTTTGTAGTTATTTTTGCCGTTGAAGTTTCACGGTCTATTGTTAGATAGCCTTGACAAACAATATTGTAGTCAGACCCATTTTCATCTTTTTCACTTTTTATTGGAGTATTTATATCTAAGTTTTTAAATAAATATTCTTTATTGTTTTCAAAAACTCTCCAAACATGATCAATAGTGCCTCTTCCTGCTTGTCCTCTGTTTTTATTAAATCTGATTTTGTATGTGTTCATATAATTTCAGCAGCAGGAGCAGGACAAGATACTTGTTGTGCAACTTGAACGTTTAAGTTGAAATGAACAAATTTAATTGGTTTTTCACTTGAATGACGTGTGAATGAATGAGGCAACCAAGAATTAGAAAATATCAAAAGACCTGCCTTTGGTTCAAAGTTAATCATTTGACTAGCAGGAGTTGCTAAACTCATATCTTGTTCAGGCAAACTAGACATAATTTTGCCTTGTCTTGGGTCATGAAATACCACTCTTGATGAATTCTCAGGCACTTCTAAAAAATAAAAACCAACAATTTGTGCGCCAAATCCATGAACGTGTTGCTCCATTGCTGAATGCTTGTGATGTTCTTGCGTCCACATTTCTGTAAACGTTACCACTTTATCTTGCATTGCATAACCTTGGTCTGACAAGATGTTCCAAGCAGTACCACCAACAAATTCTGCAAATTCTTTTATTCGAGCATCATCAGCAAAACTACCAGTCATCATTACTGGGTAAATTTCATCTAACTTGCGTTCAGCGTGTTGCTTGGATAGTGATTCTTCAGAAACAAGATTAACTGATTCAATAAAATCAGGTCGTTCAATCAAATAAATAGGACAAGGAAAATGAAATGCAACTTGCAATTCAGTATTTTTTAAAACTTCCTTAACTTGCTCAGCAGCTTTGCAAACTTTTTTTGTTTTAGCCATTTATCCCTCTTTTTAAATAAATGTTTAGGCTTGTATTATCCATGCCATTTGTGTCCAATTCCACAAATATTTTTGTCCATCTGTGGGTTTTAAAGGAACAACTTGCCATTCTCCTACTAAATGATTAAACAAGTAATTTTGCCCATCTGTGGGTTTTGGTGGCCTCGACCAATTTAAATTGGATGTATCTAATATTGCATTTGGGAAAGGTGGATTGGCTTGGATTAAAGCAATTATTTCAGCTTTTTCTTGGTCAGATTTTTCAACAATAGTCCAATTATCTTGCCAAGTAACACCATCAGAACTAAGAGTATATGTGTTTACTGAAGTTTGAAAAGGTGTCAATGAGCCTGATGGTAATTCAATTCTATTGAAAGGGGCCCAATCAGATGGAATTGAACCAAAAGCATCAATCAAATTTTCATCCGTTGCAGGATGATTTAGAGGTTGACCATTTTGAATTTGTATATATAAAGCCATTATGGATTTCCTGCACAAGTTGATGGGAATGATCTAGTGTTTCCAGGCCAAATAATCCGTACTGCTCCCGAACCTCCTAAACCTGCGGGACGATAAGACAATCCCTTACCACCTCCCCCATAAGCACCGCCATAAAACCTACAACTATTTCCACCACCTGATCCACCTTTACCTTGTGTGCATCCACTTGCGCCTTGACCTAATATACCTACACCTCCGCCATTGTTATTTGGTGAGCAAGAACCTCCACATTGTCTACAACCGCCAGCACCACCGCCTCCTGCTCCTGCTGACCAACCTGAATAATTTCCATTTGTTCCATTACCACCATTACCTGAATAGCCAGCAGCACCACCGCCCCCACCCGAAGCGGTATTGCCATATCCATTTCCACCGCCACCGCCTGAATGTCCGCCTGTGTAAGTACCGCTAGGAGAACCACCACCACCACCACTTTGTGAATTTGGTATGCTTTGACCTCCTCCAGCAACCGCACAAAATGCAGAACTAGCAACTCCACTAACACTAAAAGCGCATCCGCCTTTACCAACAACGATGGTGTATGAATTACCAGGAGTTACAGAAATATTGTTTCTGTAAACCAAAGCACCACCGCCTGATCCACCTCCAAAGTATTGAATACAAGTGCAACAACAAGGACGGTAATTATATCCACCGCCACCAGCTCCACCACCTCCAACGGCAACTATTGAAACCTTAGTCACTCCTGTTGGAGCAACCCAAGTGTAAGTACCTGAGGTTGTGTAAGATTGCGATCCAGGAGGCGCACCAAAACTGCGTTCATTTTGCCAAAAAGCAACTGTTGCTCCACTCATGTCAAACCACTCCCTGAAATTAACCAAGTTGTTGATGTCATTTTTACTGCGGTTGCTGAACCATATTGTGCTAATGTGCGTGAACCTGTTGTACCTGCACTAGACAAATACATTGTGTCCGTTGTAATTGCAATCGTCACGGATTGAGAAGTCATGTTGATAAAACTTAATGTTGTTCCAACTGGATAAGCAACACTTGAATTAGCAGGAATAGTAAAAGTTCTAGCATTCGCATCAGTTGATGGATGGAAAATAATTTTTCCTGAATCAGCTAAAACAGTTGTGTAAGCAGCAGACTGTGAGTTAATTGGAATTGTAAGAAAACCAACTGCATTAGTTCCATCTGCGGTGCAATTGCTTAAATTTCCACTAGTGGGTGTTCCCAAAACAGGAGTAGTAAGTGATGGTGAAGTTGCTAAGACAACTGAACCTGAACCTGTTGAAGTTGTTGATCCAGTACCTCCATTTGCAACAGGTAATGTGCCACTTACTGCTGAACCCAATGCAACATTACCTAATGAAAGTAATCCTGCTCCATTGGTTTGCAAAACTTGACCACTAGAACCATCAGCGCTTGGAAGCGTAAAAGTTACAGTAGATGCAGTATTTGGACCAGCAAGGTTAATTGCCCCACCTAAAGTCGCTTGAAAAACTAATTGTCCCATGTCGTTTCCTTATGGCAGTATGATGAGTTTACCAGAGGTCAAAGCCCCTGTGCTTGGGTTAAATTGGAGCTTTGTTGAACTTGTGTATTCAGTTGTCAAATTACCTGTTGTCTGATTTGCAAACAACAAATACCGAGTTGCATTAGTAGACGTATCGTCTGTCACGGTTGCATAAGCCACAGGAGTTGCCCATGTGGGTGCGCTTGATCCGTTTGAAGTTAACACTTGACCTGTTGTACCTGCAGCAGTAAATGCGTATGCAGAACCAGTACCGTAGGCAATAGCGCCAGCAGTAGGAGTAGCCGTACCATTTGTACCTCCGCCTGTAATTCCTAAAGTACCCCAAGATGGCGCACCTGTTGAACCTGCCGTAATCAATGTTTGACCTGAAGTTCCATAACCTGTTGTGCCACTTAATGCAGGTGTTGTGCCCAAGTTAGTGGTAAACCCTAACGCACCAACCGCATTGATAACGTGCGCTGATTGTCCTGTTGTTCCCCAAGCAAAATAAGATTTGTATCCATTTCCCGAACCAAATGTAATGTCACCATCATGTCCCGAGAAATAAACACCGTTGTTGATCGAGAAAAAATCATTTGGTGTTGATGCGCTGAATGTCGATGAGTTCATCCCAAACTCACCATAATATGATGAGTCTGTGCCTTGGTCGTTAGAAATTACATAGTTAGCAGATGCGCCAGCACTTGTGCTCTTATTTTGTATAACAAGTTGGTTATAAGAACTTGAAGTTGTGCTACCAAATGTCGCTATTGAATTTGATGCGTTAAAACTTAAAACTGGTGTGGTACTTGTGACCGTATTAGCCGACAAAGTGGTGAAATCACCGCTTGCTCTTGTTGTTGCACCAATTGACGCACCGTTAATCGTACCGCCTGTGATAGCAACACTACTTGCATTTTGTGTAGCCATCGTGCCAAGACCACTAATTGCGGTGCTTGGAATAGTTGAACTAGCGGTAAATGCACCTGTTCCGTTACCAAATAGATAACCACTTAAAGTTGATGCACCTGAACCACCTGAAGCCACAGGCAAAGGTGATGACAAACCTGTAATTGAACCACCAGTTATTGAAACGTTGTTCGCATTCTGCGTTGACATCGTTCCAAGACCAGTAATATCGGTGTTAGGAATCGTTGTAGCGCCTGTTAGGGCCGTTGTTCCTGATCCTTTGACATAACCTGTCAATGTGGTCGCTCCTGTGCCTCCTGAAGCCACAGGAATCGCTGCAGATAGGCCAGTAATCGTGCCACCAGTAATTGCCACAGATGACGCATTTTGCGTAGACATTGTGCCCAAGCCTGTGACTTGAGTGTTGGCAATCAAAATTGATGTGTTTGAAGCTGCCGTCAACTGACCTTGAGCATTTACGGTGTAGGTTGGAACGCTTGAAGCGCTTCCATAGCTACCTGCTGACACCGCAGTACTAGTAATACTGAATTGATAAGAGCTTAAAGTTAAGCCTGTTCCTGCGGTATAAGTCGCTGCAACACTAAAGTTGGACCATGTGACGTTGGTTGTGCCTAATGTGCCACCTGGTTGTACAGGGCAATACCAAGCACTACCACCCAAAGTATTGCCTGATTCAACAAAAACCAAAGCAGAAACCAATTCTGTCCATGTGTTTGCATCTTGCGACCTCACCCATGCGCCTGATGCGACCACGTAAATGCCGTTATCAGGTTGGTTAGACTGATTCTTGACCAACACACGCATTCCCGATGTCAATGCACTAGGCCAATCACCACCGCTTTGTGTACCCAAGCCTGAAAGGGTCACATTGTTTGTTGTGCCGTAGTTAACAGGTGGTTTCCATGAGATTCCAAGAATTGCAGAATCTACATATTGTTTGTTCGTAACGTCATAAACTCCAACAGGCGCAGAGTTAACTTGTGCTGCTGAAAAAACACCAGTTGACGGTGTTGTAGCCCCAATTGTCGTACTGTCAATTGTGCTATTTGTGATGATCAACCCTGATTGATAAGGGTTTGGAATGGCATAGAAAGGCTGCCCCTGACCAATAAATGTTTGAAAATTACCTGAAGTGTCGAATAGACCCTGAATAGGTACAAGATTTTGAACAGTAGAGTTGGAAGGAGCAGCCATAGTTTTTTACGATTGATCCGCAGCGGGAGTTACATAAAGTGTCGTACTACCTGCGCCAATTGCAGTTAGGTAATACGGTGTCGTAGGTGTTGCCAAAATCAAAGGAGTGGTCATGTTAGGAGGCAATACATAGTCTCCTGAATTTCCATCGCTAGGAATGGCTACACCTGACAAATTTGCATTTGTCTGATTCCAACGAATTGCACAAGCACTTGAACCAATGTTTAAAAAACTGGTGTAGTTAACTTGATCGTTCGTTGTGTCGTTGATCTGCACCGCTGAATGTGCAGATGTAGTGACCGCTAATGCGTAGGTTTGACCTGCATTACGTTGAACGGTTGAACCTGCCATGATTAAACTGCCGTAACAGGAGCTGGACCTTCAAGTCTAGTGATAGCAATCACGTATTGACCTGAAACTGGTGTCAAAGTTGCCGTACCTGTTAAGTTGCCAAATTGAACTGACAAAATACCTGCGGTCAAGCAATCAGCTTCAGCAATGAATACACCTGCGGTTTGTGCGCCAACTGCACCCAACACGGTCACGATGTCTGTGGTCTGAAGGCCAGGCACAGAATATGTAACGGTGGTGGTTGTGTTTGCTGCCAAGGTGTTAGACGCATTGCTAAACGTTGGAGTTATGTAAAACGTCTCGTGAGAATTGCCACGAGTGATGGTTGTGGAGGACATAATAAGTTCCTTTAAAACAAAAACATTGTAACTTAAAAAAGAAAAAAAGCCACCCTTTTGAGGTGGCCTTTCTTAGCCACCGCAGAGTGGTAGCCTTCTTTCTAGCATCTTAATAAGTGCTGAAATCGTAACCATAGATGTAAACATCCATAGTAGCCGCTGCGCCTTGAGCAGTTCCTACGTTAACGTACAGGTAAGTACCTGTGTTCGTTGCGGTAGAAGCTACGGTGCGTTGTGACACAACAGTAGGTCCTGTTAATGCGGACAATGCAGCGTTAGAAACGATTGCACCTTGAGCACCAGGAGCCGTAAACACACCTGCCGCAGCAGTTGTTAAGCTAATGGATGCGTTAGTGAAAACAACGTTTGAAACACTCCAGTTGGCAGCGTTAATAACATTCAATACTGTGTCACCAGTTGCGTTAACGTTCACACCAGTTGCGACCGCCAACAAGCGAATAGCTTGATTGGACAATACGTTCTGTGGGTGAATCGTTGTGGTGATTGAGGGTCCTGGATTAGTATTCGCCATGATCTTTTCTCCTTAAATAAAATTAGGCTGCAATACGGCAAGCCAACTCAGGGTACAAAGGTGCCCAACCGTACAACACATCAAGACGAGTAGGAATACTATCGTTATTTATGGTGTACTGCCTAACCACACGGAGTGAGAGTCCGATTTCTTTATCGCTTGCACGACCAGCGAAATGGACCCCCTCGGGTAGCTCGAGATCAGCAGTCGCTAACGTAAATGCTGACCGATGGAACAACATATTTTGTGGAGAAACAGAACCTGTGTTGTTAAACTGGGTTACGTTTGCTGCACTTGATGTTGTGGGAATCGACACGTTTTGGAACTGACCTGAAGTGATAACCGCAGGAGATACAGTTACAGAAACGCTTGAACCTGAAGCGATTGTCACAGGTGCTTTAACAACAAAGTTACGCAACTTGTTTGAACCGTAAGGTTGACGATTTTGTGGGTTGGTTGCATACACACCAGCAATCTGAATCACGTCACCTGCGTTCAACACAAAGTTACCTGTGTTAGCTGCAGTCAATGTAATTGTTGAACTTGATGCCCAACCTGATGTCAAGAAACCTGTACCAGTTGTTGTGTTAACAGAAGCAGTAATAGTAGTTGTACTGTTTGTACCGAATGTTTGGCTCACAACGTTTTGATCGAGTTTCCAGTTGACCCCCGCAGAATCTCTTCCCATAAGCCCTTTACGGTATTGCTCACCGATGGCTTCTTGAGGGACAAACAAACCTTTGAGTGAATCAACGATTGTTGCGCTTGTGAAAGGCTCAACGATACAAGCTCTACGTCCGTCTCTTGGTGCGCCTTCAGAATCAAGATAAGCACCTGCGGTCAAGTAGGTGATCAATCCTGTTGGAGGTGTACCAGCAGTACCAACGATGTTAGCGGTTTGTGAAACTGCCATAGTCAAACCATCACGGTCAATCTTATTGGCAATCGCAGCAACTGCAGGCTTCAAAACACGATCAGAGAACATGTCCAAGGACAATGCCAAATCTTGAGTTGTGAACTGCGTTGACACTTGGAATTGAGTAGACAAAGTAACAGGACTTGATGTCTCGTTAAAGTCTTCAATTACGAGTGCGGGACCCACCGCCCCTACGAACCTGCCTGGTCTGCGGACATTCACGGTATTGCCGATCTTTGCGCCAACTACGGCAAACTGATCGTCATAATCTCTATTGACCTCTGATGTGAAGGTCAACTCATTCTCCAACACCATAAGGGCTTCATTGGTGATTTTTGATATCGTCAGAAGTTGGTTACTCATGACTACTCCTTTATAAAAAAATTAAATTTCGATGAACAAAAAAGGGTTACCTTACCTTGCCACTTTTTCTTGCTTCTTTCCACTCAGCATAGCTTCCATACCATTTTCCATTACTGTCCAATTTTGTTTCAGCTATACCAGTAGTTGCTCGAATCGGTGTCACAGGCGCAGGTGCTTTACTTCTTGCCACAGGTTTATCTTCCGCTTTCGCTTCAAATCTCGCCTCAAGTTTTCCTATCTCTTTAAGAGCAGATCGAATAGGCATTGACGCAACTTTGCGAGCATAGTCAGCATCTTCAGCTAGGTGATACAGAATCTTTGGTCCTACATCACTCTCCAGAATTGCGTCCCTTACCGCATCATTCACTACAACATCAGATGATGCAACGATGGCATCAAAATCAGGTAGTTCAGCTTTCGCTTGCTCAACTTTTGTAGCCCAAGATTGTATAACACGTTGCATTTCTGCTTGTGCCTTTGCTTGCGCCTCCTCTTGCTTCATCGCCTCAAAACGCTTATCAGCGGTGTATTCAGCTAAAGCCTTTGCATATTCAAATGCGTCTTGAAATTGGCTTGGTTGCGGTTCTTGATCAGTAGGTGCAACTTGCGGTTGCGCTTGCCTCTCATAACTCTGTAACTTTTGCTCTAATTCATAACGTCTTTGACGCTCTTCCTCCGCTTCCCTACGTGCTTCTTCACGTTGCTTAGTGATTTCGCTAAATCTTTTCTCAAGTTTAGGATTTTGCTTTTTAGGCTCTTCCTGTGGTTTGGCTTCCTCTTCCGCTTGCGGTTCACTCCCTTCAACTTCTTCCTTTACTGGCTCTACTTCTTCAGTAGCCTCAGTCTTGGTTTCTGTTGGGGCTAAACCCAATTTTTGTGCATAGAACTCAGCCGCATTTTCACTTGTTAGCACATTGCTAACGTTGTTTTCAGACATACGTATCCCTACGATTTAAGCCCTGTGAACCCACAGGTAGGTTTTGTGCAATTTAACCCGAATTAGTTAATTCTGTCAAATTGCTCGTTCAATAGCTTCAGCACTCGATTCACGCATGGATAATTGGTCCAATTGCGCCAAATAAATTGCTAAATTTGCCTTGATGTTTTCGATTTCCAATTGCGTTTGCGTCTTGGTAACCGTGTCTTGTGCCGTTGTTTGCGTCCTTAACATCATGTCACGATGTCTTTCTTGGTCACGCAACTCAATGTCATGTGCCCTATTTGATTCTTTAATTAACGTGCGCTTAGTCTCAGCATCTTGCTTAACTTGCTCAATGTCTTGACGTTGTTTGATTGCAATCTGCATTTGTTGCATTTGTTGTTGCAACTGCTGATTTTGAGATTGCAACTGCTTGATGACCATCTGCGCTTGTGGCGGTATATCAGACTTCTTGTCAATCTGCGCCAATGGGTTAAGCGTAGCCAAACGGTCCGCAATGATGTCAGCGCCAGGGAAATCCTGATTCCTAAACCACAAGTCACCAATCTGTTGGATCAACTGAGGTTGAGCAGCTAAGATAGGTGTCATCGCCTCGACTGATGCTTCACGCTTGGAGTTGTAGCCAGGTCCTGTGTCCATCACCACATCATACAAACCTGTTGCCACGTTGTTTTTAATAACGTTGTTAACTGCATCACGCTCGTTTAAAGTCACCAAATCAGGCTTGCCATCGTCTCCAATGATGCGTAAAACCCTTTGGGTATCGTAAATCTTGGGAATCAGGTCAAGAATACAGGTCGCAAGGTGCGCCAAAGACTTGGTAAAGTTGTCGTAAAAGTCAAAATTAGACAAATCAACCTGTTGTTGTTGACCGTTAAGCGCTTTGCCTGAAATATTGCCTTGCTTTAGTTCAGCAGGGTCAAATATGCCCATCAAAGTCTTAATATCGTCAGAAATGACCGCTGCCGCAGCCATCACACCAGCAGGAGGCGGTTCAGGTTGCAAGCGTTGTGGAGGAGGAGCTGGCCTTCCTTCAATGTCCGTTTGCTTGTATCTGAGCAAAGGATAAGACTTGGTATTGGCTTGTGCCCATTCGTTCTCATAACCCTCGTCTTGGCCTTCCGCCATGATCCACTTGGCTTTAGGAGCAAGCGCAACGCTTTCTGTAATAGAGGTTTGCCAAAAGTTGTACATTCTTTGGGCATCTTTGGCTTGACGCACCATACCAAACTTCTTGCGCTTGTCACCAATAACGGTGTGCCGTCCGTAAACAGGAATAATTGGCAAGTATTTACCTGCCCATTCGCCTTCCTCAAGGATTTCAATGGCGGTTAACTTGCACCATTTAATCTTTTTGCGGATCGACATACGCTCATCGACTTTGTAAATACCTGCTTCGGTATACAAATCTTTGCGTTTTTTGTATTCATCCTCAAAAATGCCTGTGCCATCGCTCAACTGAATCAACTTGGCACGTTCGTGAACTGTGTACCAATATTCAGCAAGCCTAATGTCTTCTTTGGTAATCCATTCTGATTGTGAATCACCAGTTCCACGCTGAGTAAATGAGTCAACCTCGGCATTTGGGTAGATGGCCTCAAAGTCATCTTTAGCCATCATCGTTGTGACTAGGCAACGCTCTGCGTCTGAACCGTCAATGGCTACGGAATTGATGTCGTAATAAACGGTAAATGGGTTGTCAACAGGCTCAATGTAGATTTCTTGGTCAAATGAGTCTTCAGACACATAGTCTGTACGCAAACGCATATAACCCCATCCCATACGCACCGCATAATCAACCGCTTGGTCGTATGCGTCATCAGCGTTGGAATTGGCCTCAATGTGCCTAATGATGCCCTGAATGACCTCTGCGGTCTTTTCATCAGCATCTGAGTTCATGCCGTGAACTTTGGGTCTTGGTCTTTGTTGTCTGATTTGATTCACAACTTGACGGCAATAACCATCGAGCTTATTGATGGTCAGAACAGGCCTAGATTCAAGATTACGGCTATTTTGTAGCTCAACAGGCCATTGGTCACCACCCACGAATTTAAGGTCTTCTAGGGCTTCCTGACGATTCATGGTGTCTGCGTCATTAGCCATACGCAGAAACTTCTTGGCTTCGTCAATTCTAGGATCGTAGTCGCTAAGTTGTGAATCTTCCATTTAACTCATCCATGAATGTTGGCTACCGTACTGGTAATTGTTGGAGGACTTTCTACGTTGCTTTGGCTCATTCACCATCAATCCAATATATCTAAAAGCATCCGCACCATGAGAATAGTTGTCATGAAGCGGTGTTTTGCTAAATTGGTTTGTGTTTGAATCAACCTCATAACGATAATGTCTTAAACATTGTAACCCTTCCATACAATTTTCTCTATCAAAATAACAGTTCTTGAAAATTGTCCTTGCAGCGTTAATAGAATCGACAATCGGCACACGCTCCAAAACCCTAGTTTTATACCCTGATGACCTGACGATTTCCTCAATTGACCGCCCTTGCGATGCCAAAGTCTTGTTATGGGCATCATGAGGCAACCATAGCGTATCGTAAACGTAGCCAAACCCTTGCATCTTAGACAAGATTGACGTGATCGTTTCTTGGCTAGTCTCAAAGTAACGGATTAACCGTGTTTCCATGCCAATAAACTGAAGCATCCACACCGCAGTAGCATCGGACCATCCCAAGTCAAAGACGGCATGAACTGGCTTGGTAAAGTCGTACGGCACTTTAGTTATGCGACCGTCAAATTCGGCTTCTTGGACCTCTCGGGCAAAGATAGCGCCATCGACTGTTAACCTACACATTCCTTCCCAAACCGTTCTGTAAGCCATTGGATCACGGTTTTTTAGGCTTTCCATCTCCAAGCGCAAAGTTTCAGGAAACCAAGGGTTGTCGTAATAGTTAATCTTAACAACCACCGAATTCTCAGGCGGATTGGCTACAAAACGTTGGTAAGTCTCATCCGTCTCCAATTCAGGATTAAATGTTACCCAAATCTCTGATTTCTCTTTACGGATCGTAGGAATTAAAACATTCCACGAGTTCTTACTAATATTTTGTGCTTCCTCGCACCAACAAATGTCAACACCTTCAACCGACTTAACGTTTGAGACGTTGTTCTTTAGGCCAACAAAGTTAAACTCTGACCCATTTTTACCCCTGATTTGGTTTTGGGTAATCTCATAAAACGACTCAAGCCCCAAAGCATAGATTTGGTCGCTCAAGAGCTTGTGTACTGAATCTTTAATAGAAGTCTGAAACTCCCTAGCGCAAAGAATACGCAATGGCCTTTGTAGGCACTTAATCAATAAACTGCGGGCCACCCCCCAAGATTTTGCACCGCCACGTCCGCCAAAAAGCACTCTATACCGAACTGACTCAGGATTGAATAAGCATTCGAGCTTTTCAGGAAACTCAACTCGGTTAATGACTTCTTGAATATTCATTGTTGGTGTTCCCATGAAGCAGGGTTGGACAGGACAACACTTCTATGAAACCCATCCACGGGGCTAATCCGTTTCACCAACAATCGGAGGTTTGACAAACGACACCTGAATACTTGGAATCAATGGTGCGCCACCTTCACCTGTTAACTCTAACTTTGTATTGTCTCTATACTTCTTTGGAAACCTTGCTGCCATGCTTCTAGACCAAATGCTTGCGTTCAGCTTGGCCCCATCTTTATGTTCTAAAAGATACGCTTGAGCTTGTTCTTCCCACCAATTTTGTTCTGCAGCTTTAGCATCTTCCAAGGCATGCAAAAAGTCAGGATAAGCCTCTTTCCAAACGTAAATCGTCCTTAACGAAACACCTAATTTGTAACTAATTTGTTCTATACTTTTGCCTAAAGCGCCCAATTCCCTGACCTGATCGCAATATGATGGGTCATATAGAGTTGGTCTACCAAAAGGCTTTAGTGTTTCAGTCATTTCTTGGCGGTCTTTGCGGATTCTTTAAACGCTTTAGCCGTTGGTGCTCCTTTTTCTCCAACCTTACGCATTCTTTCGACAGGTTTACCTTCGGCCTTTTCTTTGGCTATGCGTTCTTGCTTTTTATGGATATTGGCATACAAGCCGTTTTTAGTAGCCATCAGCAATTCCAGTTCTTTAATGATGCTTTGGCCCGAGTTGCTGGACCTTTAGCGTTCTTAACAACTCCCTCCATCCTTGCACAGAAACTGGCCTTGCGACCTTTGTCTTTTTCTGTCTTTGGATTGGGAGCAGGTGGCTTTAAATTGCTTCCATTCTTGGCATTGTATTCAGCACGACCTTTAGCCGTCATTCCTGCACCTTTTTCGGTAGGATTGTACGTTTTGTCTTTTCCTGTCGTTTTATGCGGAATGGGCTTGTCGTGCTTTTTCATTTCTTTTTGGCCTCGGCTTTGCCACCCTTTTTAGCAATGTTTTCACGTTGTTTGGCATAGCCAATCGCTACTGCTTGCTTAATTGGCTTACCAACCTCAATCTCTTTCTTGATGTTTTTTTGACGTGATTTGTCTGAAGTTCCTTTACTTAGAGGCATCTTCTTCTCCCTTTTCAAGTTCGGTTAAGGTCCATTGGCATTGTTGTAAAGCACCGTTTACTTGTTGTAACTGTTGCTCTAATTCTTTCCCTTTTACTAAAAGGTCCTGAATGCGTTTTTCAATCAATTCTTTCATACTTCCTCCACAAAGCAAACGTCTTGCCATGACATAACGATGATGCGTTCATCACCGTTTTTTAAATCTTTAAACTTTAAGTATTCGTCTTTGTACTCTTTGGCTAATGTACCAAAGTAAATTTTGTCACCGACTTTTAAGCCTTCTTCAGCAGCTTCATCGCCAACCGCTAAAACGTACCCAACGGTGTCCGCTTCTGCGGTCTGTATCCATAAGTCAGACTTTATGCGTCTTTCGGGTCTGACAATAATCTTGTCTCTGAGTGGTTTAATCATTTCTTTGGCCTTCCTCTACGCTTTGGAGGTTCTTCCAGTACTGGCAATTCAATCAATTGACGTTCCATGTGCGAAAAAACACCCGACTCACTCGAATCGGGCAAAGGCTTGGCAACTGCTCTCTTTGCAAACTCTCCACACACTTCATTTTCATGGCGCATTTGGTAGACAGGATACCGTCTACAAACACCTAAATCTTTGCCATAGAAATGATTGCATGATTTACAATCTCTTTCAGTCATGGAAGTACCCTCTTACTTTCTTGATTAGAAGCCCATCTAGGTATGCTCACTTAGATGGGTTTCGCTTTTTACATACCGTTTTGGTCGTGTTCGTAACGCTTGTGGTCATAGACTGACTTCTCAGTAACCATACCCTTCATTTCGCCCATACGACCATCGTGATGGCCCATGTGACTTGCTTCACGGCTTCCGATACCATCGGCCTTTCCCATGCCGACTCCGCCCATGATGGGCATACGACGCTCACCACTTGTGTCGCTAGACAATGCGCCTTTAGGGATTTTCTCGCCTGATGCGCCTGGCACAAACTCTTCTTTGTCCTTTTTAGGCACTTTTATCTTTTTGTCACCTGTCATATCAGAAGACATAACACCTTTAGGCATTTTTTCCATTTTTGGATAACCCATGATAAATCCTTTGTTTCTTTGCAAAAAACACTACTTTTTGTAGCCATTCCACTATATCACAATTTAAGTTTGTCAACTACTTTTTTAAACCGCCTTCATAACGTACTGTGGTCTACCAGCTTTACCGTTGCGTTTTTCGTCTGTTGTGTAGATTAACTTCTTGCGTTTTAAAGCAGCATAACGAGCTGTAACTGACCCATAAGGCAAGTTATGGAGTTGGGCAAGCACTTGGTCTGATATACAGCCCTCTGGATGGCTTCTAATGACCTCATAAACGATTCTTTCAAGGGTTTGGGTATCTACCTTCTCTGCTGCCTCTTTGGACGTTTCTGGGGCTTCTTTTCTTGCCAAGAACTTAGGCAAAGTGCCAAAACTAGGTAAGTTCATCATGTTAAATAAATCGCTCATGTGTTTTTCTCCTCTGTTTTAATTGGTTCAATCTTTGTTTCATACCAATTCGTTTCATGCCCTCGTTTAGCCCATCCATATCGTGTCATCAATACAGGTTGCCAATATGCGGGATGATTGATGATCTTTGATTCTTGAACTTGGTAATCGCTTTCTAGATCATTAAACATTGTTTTTCTCCTTCAAAATTTCTTCTGCCCATGCAACACCATCTCGCCACGCTCTAGCTTTCTCCAAAACATAAAAAGATCGTAGTAAAACTTGATTTATTTCCTCTTTAGTCAGTTTTACCCATGTGCGTTGTGGTGTGGTGTAGAGAGGTGTTGTATATTCACCTTCTTCACGCTCATGTTCTTCAGGGCAGATTACATCAAGGATAACTCCGTCTTTTTCCATGCCCCACGCAACAGGCTCATCTTTTATTTTTAGTGCTTCTTTAATGGCGTTATGGGCCTCCCATGCGGTATCTTCATCCAGTTTATGATTGAGCCACAATTTCAACGCCTCTAATGCAAGTTTTAATGCTTCATCTTTAGTCATTCTTATTCCTTTATGCCGTGAGCGGCTTCGATTGCTCTAGCAAACTCTCGTAATGCCTCTGTTGCAGAAATTCCGTTTTGGTCTTGCTCAAATAAAGCAAAGGGTATTTCGTCAATATGTTCATCCGTCAAAGGCTTGCGTTGTGGTGTGGTGTAGAGCTTTGTACCTTGTGGCAGTGGTCCATTTGTCCATTCAATGGTATAGCGACTTATGTGAACTTCTGCTACCAATGCCACAGGCTCATCTTTT